GTAACTCTCAGAACACACAATGTTATGTGTGAGTTGGATTCTAATCTAAATCTCGTAAATGCTCAACGTGTAAATATGGCACTCGATACAGGGAAGCCTACATGGAACTTTATTGGTTTGGAAGATGCACGTTTATTTAACTGGGATGATAAGTACTATTTGTGCGGTGTTCGTCGAGATTGTTATGACGATAAAGGCAAGGGTCGTATGGAGCTTTGTCAAATAGATTTTGTTGACGGTGAATGGACTGAAATATCTCGCCACCCTATTCCAGCTCCTGGTGATGATAGTTCTTATTGTGAAAAGAACTGGATGCCAATTAATGATAAGCCTTTCCACTTTGTTAAGTGGTGTAACCCTATTCAAGTAGTTAAGTTTAATATTGAGGAAGGTACAACTGAAGAAGTGTTTGTTGATGAAAATGAACGTCAACCATTTGAAAGAGACTTTAGAGGTGGATCACAAGTTGTTCGTATTAATGAAAACCAACAAATGGCATTTATCCATGAAACAAACTTATTAAGAGATCCATTTGGTCGTAAGGATGGAGATTATAGTCACCGAGTTTTAATTTGGGATAATGACTGGAATCTAGTTCATGCATCTAAAAAATTCCACTTCCTTGGAACATATTATGATCATGTTACAAATACTGATTATAATATTGAGTTTGTAACTGGCATGTGTTTCCATAAAAATGATGTACTTATTTCTTTTGGATTCCAAGATAATGCATGCTTTGTATTAAGAGTTCCTCAACAGGTATTCTATAATTTTTTAATGGATAAAGGTTGATATTATGAATTTTACAAAACCACAAATTTTAAATGACGTTGTATTAGATTTTGATAATCCATTTAAGATTTTTAAATTAGCTAAAGAATATGATAGATTAGAACAAGGCGCTGCAGCATGGAGCTTTTACCTTAGAGCTGCGGATATGGCTGAAGGTAAAATATATGAAGAGAATTGGATTCAATATAAATCAGTAATTCTTGGCTCTCATATTTTCCATAGAAGTAAAAACCGAGACCATAGTACAGAGGGTCTGCTTAAAATGGCTATTGAAACTATGCCTGAAAGACCTGAAGCTTATTATTTTATGGCTAAGTTTAAAGAAGAACGTAGTGATTGGCGCGAAGCTATGATGTACTCTAAAATGGGTTTATCAAATGCTACCAATGTAGCTGCACCTGATAATGATTTAAACTATCCAGGTCACCATGCACTTGAGTTATTATACGCCCGAGCTAAATGGAAAACTGATGGCCGTGATAGTTCTAAAAATCTTGCCTTTGACCTTAAATATAAAAACAAATTAAATAAAGAAATTGATAAGGAAGTTACCTCATTACTCTTACAGCATGGTTACCCAAGTACATTAGCTTATGATAGTTCATTAGAAAGCAGATATAAATATAAATTCGATGGACTTGATAAAGTTACATCAAACAGTTCCCGCCATTTCCAAGATATGTTTGTTTTATCTGTACTTAATGGTAGAGAAAATGGTACCTTTGTAGAGCTTGGTTCAGGCCATCCACAACTTTTCAATAACACATTATTGCTTGAAAATGAGTTTGGATGGAAAGGAATATCTATTGACAACGATGAACGTATGTGTCATATATATTCTCGTAAAAGACAAAGTAATGTAATACTTGACGATGCTGGAACTATTGATTATAAATCTTTATTTGCTAGACATTGTTTTGAAAGAAAAATCGATTTTCTTAGAATCAATGCAGAGAAAGCATCTATTGACGCATTGAAGAATATGCCATTTGATAATTACGAGTTTGATGTTATTCAGTTTCAACACAATGCAGTTTGGTGGGGAAATGATTTTAGGAAAGAATCCAGAGAGATCTTGGCTAAACTTGGATATATACTATTAGTAAGTGATGTTGCTGTAGATCCTAGTTCACCTTATGAAGATTGGTGGGTACATCCAAGAGTAGCACATCAGAAAAAAGAAATGAAATCCAAGTCTGGTATTACTTTTGCTTGGGATTACATGATGGAGAAATTATAATGGGAATGAAAGTTGTTGTAGTAACCGGCGGGTTTGATCCACTTCACTCAGGCCATATTGAATATTTTAAAGCTGCCAAAGAACTTGGTGATATCCTTATGGTTGGTTTAAACTCAGATGATTGGCTAACTCGTAAAAAGGGTAGACCATTTATGCCAATGTCTGAACGTGCTGCTATTGTTAAAGAAATTAAATGTGTTGGTGGTGTATTTGAATTTGATGATAGCGAAAATCATGCGTGCGAAGCTATTAGACATATTAGAGACACATTTCCTAGAAATTCAAAAATCATATTTGCTAATGGTGGAGATCGTCAAAAGGGTACAACACCTGAAGTAGAATATGCACGTCAACTTAAAGACGAATGCGATATTGGTTTTGTGTTTGGTGTTGGTGGTAATGATAAAAAGAACAGTTCATCTTGGTTACTTGAAAACTGGGATAAGCCTGAAACACAAAGACTATGGGGTAAATACCGTAACCTAGATAATAATGGTCATTGGAAAGTTAAGGAATTGTCTATTGATACGGGTAAATCATTATCAGACCAACGACATTTTGTTCGTTCCGAACATTGGCATATCGTAGATGGTAAGCTTGAAATGAATCTTGAGTTTCCAAATGGATACAAAACATCTAAAGTTTATTCTACTGGAGACAGCATTGACATTCCTGTTAAGACATGGCACCGTGCGACTAACGTCGGATCGACTCCAGTTAAGGTAATTGAAGTCTGGATGGGAGATACCTTGTCTGAAGAAGACATTGAAAGAAGAAACTAATATTATTTTGTAGTAGATAAGACTATTATAACACACTCTATTTTATTGTCAACGGTTATATTGCATTTTTTATAAATATATATGAAATAACTTACTCAATAAAAGGGAGAAAAGGATGGCTTTTCAGTTATCAGTAGACACTAGGAATGCTACGCTTCAAGCACTAGAAACTACAATCGGCACTAATCCAATCATGACAGTTTCCTCAGGTACAGTTCCATCGGATTGTGGTTCAGCAAATACAGGTACAGTTCTAGCAACTATGGTATTACCTGCCAATTGGCTTGACACCCCTGCTTTAGGATCAATTGTTTTATCTGGTACTTGGCAAGACTTATCTGCTGACGCATCAGGAACGGCTGGCTATTTTAGGTTACACGACAATGGCGGATCAACATGCCATATGCAAGGTACCATTACAGCTACAGGTGGTGGCGGCGACATGCAGCTCGATAACACTAACATCGCGGTTGGTCAGCAAATTACAATCACAGCGTTTACAATTACTGCCGGTGGTGCATAAAGGACTAGTTAAATGTCCGCAAACGGAGTATTTACATCAACGTTAGACTATACCTTCTTTGGAGGAGGTTTTTCTATTGTGACAGGTGGTGTACCTGCGCAAACAATAGAGTACACATTTGACTCAGATGTATTTGTTCCAATTACTGGTGACATGCAAACACTACCGCTCGATTTTACATTTTCGGCGGCAATCACTCCCCCTATTATTCAAGCCTCGGCTGACTTATCATTTGGATTTACTGGAAGCTCATTCTTAGAGTTTGGTATCCAAAGCTTCTTAAGCTCAGAATGGATTAATAGAATTGAGTTCAGTGCAAACGGTTTTGCTGAAACAGTTATCGCTGGCGTTGGTGATATTACACTCCCCTTTAACCTTGATACGAACATATTTGTATTTTCCCTTGGCGATGGTCTTACAGGGTTTGACTTTAGTGTTGAAGGCAAAGGAACCAATTTATCCACACACTTATTTAGTACTACTGGATCCAATTCTTTGAAGTTTATAGATAACGACTTTAACGGTTATTTGATACCAAAAGAATCCAATGCAGTAAGAATTATAAGCGATGGTGCTACTGACGTAGAAATTCTACTATATTGATATTAATAAATATAAGAAAAAGCGGAGAAAAATAATGGCGGCAAGCTTTTATATAAAACAAAACGATACTGCTCCATCGCTTCAAGCTGTGCTTACAGATTCTAACGGTCGTGTAAAATCTATGGCTGACGCATCATTGGTTAGATTCCATATGCGAGATGAGAATAGTAATGCGTTAGTTACAAACGGTGTAGGTACAGTTATTAATCCCAACAAGGGTATTGTTGCGTATGAATGGCAAACTGGTGACACCGCAAACACGGGTATTCATAGCGCTGAGTTTCAAATTACTTACAACAGTGGTAAGATTGAAACTTTTCCAAACACTGGTTACATCAAAGTAGTCATAAAAGATGAGATAGCATAATGCCACAACCAGCATCAAGAGAAGAATTTAAAGATTATATCCTAAGAAAAATCGGTGCGCCGGTTATTCAAGTTAATGTTTCGGAAGAACAAATTGAAGACAGGGTAGACGAAGCAGTTTCGTTTTGGAGAGATTACCATTACAATGGTTCTCAAATGGTTTACTTAAGACATGAGCTTACACAAAACGATGTAGACAACGGATATATCACGTTGCCAGCAGGTTTACTTGGAATCTCAAAAGTGTTTGACTTAAACACATCTATTTCAGCAAGTACTGGTATGTTTAATGTTCAATACCAATTTGTTTTAAATAACCTTACAGACCTTACATCATATGGTATCACTAACTATTATATGACTATGCAACACTTAGAGTTCTTACAGGAAATGCTTGTAGGAAAACAAATGGTTCGATATAACAAACACGTCAATAAGCTTTATATCGATGTTGCAAAATCAAGCTTGACTGTTGGAAGATATATTATCGTTGAAGCTTACGATATTATTGACCCTGATGAATATGCTGATGTTTGGTCAGATCGTTGGTTACAAAATTATGCTTCAGTACTTGTAAGAGAACAATGGGGTCTCAACCTAACTAAGTTTACAAATATGCAGCTTGTTGGTGGTGTACAATTTAATGGAGAACAGATTCTACAGGAAGCCCGAGCTGAACGCGAAAAAATGGAAGAGGATGCAATCAATTCCCTGCAGCCTCTCACTTACAATTTTATTGGATAAGTTATGGCAACGAACGTATACTTTAGAAATTACGACAATTTCAACGAACAAAACCTAATAGACGATTTAGTTATTGAGTCTATCCAGGTTTATGGCATTGATATTGATTATATAAGTGGTGAGTTCAATAAAGATAGAGATGTTATCTTTAACGAAAACGATACACCACTATATGATGAGATGTATGAGTTTGAAGTATATGTTAAAAACGTAGATGGTTTTGAAGGTGAAGGCGACTTTATGTCTCGCTTTGGTTTAGAAATCAGAGACACAGTAACCTTTGCAGTGGCTATCAGAACCTTTGAAAGGCATGTCACCCGTAAGGATGCTGAAAAGATTCGACCAAAAGAAAACGATATCATTTGGATGCCATTAAACCAAAAGATGTACAGAATTACTTATGTTGAACATGAGTCTGTATTCTATCAGTCTGGTGCATTACAAGTTTACGATATGAAATGCGAACTTATGGAATACTCTAATGAGAGGTTCGATACAGGCAGATATGAGATTGACCATTACTTTGATGACGTAACAACAGTAATGACTGGGAATAACGCAGTAACAACTCTTACCCAATTAGCAAACACTGATCCAATATCTCAAAACTTTGATTTTGAATCAACGGCTGATGACATTCTTGACTTTTCAGAAATTGATCCATTCAGTGAATCAATTAGCATAGGCGATTAAAATGGCAATTGCAAATTATTTCTATAACGAAACCACACGCAAATATGTAGCGTTGTTTGGTACTCTTTTTAATCAGCTTAAAATTGAAAGAAAAGACAATGCTGGGAACTTAGTTCAATCTATGATTGTTCCAATATCCTATGCACCGTTTCAAAAAGTATTAGCTCGAGTTGCTCAGGATCCAGACCTATTAAATAGTAGAACTCAATCTATTCGCTTACCAAGAATGTCATTTGAAATCACGAGCTTGTTATATGATCCAATTAGAAAAGTTAATTCTACAAATAAAATTCGTAAAAGCTCATCTGAAACAGACGCTTCTCGAGGTTTTCAATACGCGCCAGTTCCATACAACCTAGATTTTTCTTTGTATATTATGACAAAATATCAGGAAGACGCTACTAAAATTATGGAACAAATCATTCCATTCTTTACACCCGATTGGACAGCTTCCGTTAAAATGATAGAAGACATGGCTCCTCTTGATATTCCTATTGTATTGAATAGTGTAACAACCGAGGATTTGTATGAAGGCGACTTTGAAACAAGACAATCAATCTTATACACTCTAAACTTTACTCTCAAAGGATATTATTTTGGTCCTGAGAAAAAGAAAAAGCTTATTAAGTTTATCGATATTGGTCTTGCAACAGGTACCTTGGCTAACACTGCGTTTGAAGAAAGAATTACAATACAGCCTGGCTTAGATAGTAATGGTGACCCTGTTTACGAATTAGGTGAAACTGCTACGGCCACGGCAGAAATTACATCAGGCCAAGTAACTGCTATTAACATTACTGATGATGGACAAATCTATAACGCAAACAATGTTATTGTTGTTGATATTTCTTCACCATCTACAGTTGACGCGGTGATTAGTTCTCTTATTGCTAATACATCCATTTCATCAATTAATGTTGACACAGGTGGCGGATTCTATTCATCAGTACCGGCTATTACTATTAACGAGCCAGACAGCCCAGTAACTACAGCTACTGCTGATTTAGTATTAGGTACAAATGGAGCTATTGAC